GGTGGGGGCCACGCCACCGGCCGCCTGCTGCGACTGCTTGCGACCGCACTGCGCGCGCATAGCGCACGACAGCAGGCGCAGTGCCCCGCGACTGTCCGCCTGGTGGCGAACCGTTGCGATTGTCGCAACGTGTTGCGGTGTTCTGGTAAGGTTCGATCACCCCGGCGCGGTGCCGGGCAACGACGCAAACTGAGGAGACCGAACATGAACTTCATCGCACAAGCCGACCGCCAGTACGCCGAAGGCAAGGGCAGCGACCGTCGCGACCAGCAATGGATCTTGAGCGACCGCGACGTCTGGTACCGCAACCCGTACTACAAAGGGCCGCCTCAGCCGCACCCGGAAGACGATCACGATTGGTACGACGACGAGGTGGCGGCATGAGCCCCGCCCTCGAGCTGCTGACCCGCGTTCGCGACGGCCTGCGCCGGCTGGACCCGGTCTGGTGCGAGCTGCACAGCCGAGAGCAGATCACCGACGAGGAGCTCGACTACCTCATCGGCGATGTCGAAGAGTTCGTGGCCGAGTCGCGCCCCGAGTAATGCGATCCCCTTACCGCGTATGGACAACCCCCACACCCCTTCCCCCGCCCGCCTCGCTGCTCTGCGCGAGGCGGTGGAGCGTGCCGACATGCTGGCGAGCGTGCAGGCGCGACTGATCGACAACCAGGCGCGCGTGATCGAGCTGCTCGAGACGCGCGTGAAAACGCTCGAGTCGATGGTGGCCGAGCTGAAAGCCAACTACTGAGGTGCTGCCGTGTACCAGGCATTCCAGATCGTGATGACCTTTCTTGCCGCGGCGTCGACTGCGGCGCTCTTCGCGTGGATGTGGTGGGACGTGCTCTGGCGCCAGCGTCACCGGCCGACCGCGCGGTACGAGCCTGACCGTGCGCAGCTGCGCCGGCTCCAGGCGAAGAGGCGCCTGGCGCTGCGCCGCCTGGGCGATCGCTGGGTGCTGCACCCGTCGCGCCCGCGGGTGAACTGGGGCACGCGTCATGGATGAGTTCATCCAGATCCGCGGCGTCAACGGCGCCGTGACTTCCGAGACCAGCGTGGACGAGTTTGCGAACGCCAAGGAGGCGGTCGAGGCCTACGCGCAGTTCCTGCTCGCGATGGGCTACGCCCTTGAGAACGTGCGCGACGCGCTCGAGCAGGTGGCCGGTGAGCTCTGAGCTTGAGCTGGCGCGCGAAGAGAACATCCGCCTGCGCCGGCAGCAGGGCGCGCTGATGGTGCGCCTGTCGGAGGCGATCGCCGAGGCGATGCTGCTGCGCGCAGAGATCGAGCGATTGAGAGACGAGATCGAAAGGCTCAAGGCCGTGCGGCACTGATCTCCCGTGCCCCGGCCTGCTCACGCACCGAGCACAACTAGCCCGAGAGCTGCCCCGGTGGTGCGAGGCAGCAACCTTATGACCATCGACACGACAAGTCCCCCCGGCTCGTGGCAGCGCGAGCTGGACTTCAAGTTGACCCGGCCTGACCAGCTGCGCGCTGAGATCTACGAGCAGCGGCGGCGCATTGCTGAGTACCTGCGCGAAATCGAGCACCTGCGTGCGCGCGTGCGCGAGCTCGAGGCGCGTGAGTCTGCCTGGGTGAGGGAGCCATGACCGACCTACGCAAAGCCGCCGAGGGCGCACTCGCCGTGATGACGGCAAAGCCGAGCAGCATCACTTCAGCCGACTGGGCGGACGCGATCGACGCACTGCGCGCTGCCCTTGCGCGGCAAACGCTCGACGTGGCGCATCAGTTGCTGCAGGACGAAGCCGTGACCGACGGTCAACTGACAGCAATGGTGCTGGCAGCGTTCAAGGTGCCGCCGACTCAAGGTTGGCACTACCCCCTCGCCCCGAACCAACTACGCCGCTTCGCCGACCTCGTTGCCGCAGCCGAGCGGGAGGCGATTCTCACAGCGTCGCTTCGTCACCCGACGCCGTGAGTGCCAGCGACTTGTAGGTCTTTCGATTCGCCTTGTAGTCGACCTCAGTCAGCAGCCCATCGCGCTGCATGTCGAACAGCAGGCTGAAGAACTCCGCGCGCTGCATCCCCTTCGGGAACGCCGCGCTCCCAGACAGCACCCGGTACGCGTTGTTGTTCGCGGTCGAGCTCATCGACAGCCGCTGCCCTGAGCGCAGCGAATACGCCAGCAGTTTTAGAATCGCTACGCGCTGCGAATGTCGCAACATGCCGGGCGAAAGAGAGCCCGGCACCGTGCCCTGACGCCGGAACACTTTCGCCGCCTGGTCGAACTCGAGGCGGATCTCTTCCTGCAGCGGCCCGAGGTTGCACTTCTCGTGGCGCAGCGTGACGAGCCGGTCGCTGTCACGCGTCATTGCCCACCGCGACCGGGCCGAGTTGTTCCAGGCGGTCGAGCCCGAGAACGTGCTGTTCGTGTCCTGCCCTGCGCCCATACGCACCGAGGCCTTGTCGACGTGCGCAAGGAGCAGCACCGCTGCGGCCGAGTGCTGCGCGATCGAGTTGAGCGCGCGCATGAACCCGCGCACCTCGGCGCGGTCGTTCTCGTTCGAGCTGAACACGTCCGACGCGTTGTCGATGATGACGACCTGCGCCTGGTGCTGGTCAACGACGTCGGAGAGCCACTGCATCCGCGCGGTGGGCGCCCCGTCGCGCCAGAGCACGCAGTCGGTCTGCGTGAGGTCGTAGGCGACGAGCTTGTCCTCGAGGTCGGCGAGACTGACGCCGAGATCCGCGCAGATGTTGCCCAGGCGGAAGTGCACCGTGCGTGTCTCGTCCTCGGCCGAGAGCAGCAGTACCTTGCCGGGCAGCGTGTCGAGGCCGAGGAACGGGCGGCCCAGCGCGACCGCCGCCGCGAGCTGCAGCGACAGGTTCGACTTGCCGACGCCGCCGTTCGCGCTGAGCAACGTCGTCGTGCGCGCTGGCATCCACCCCGCCAGGGCGAACGTGGCCGGTTCTGGGGCGGTCTGTGCCAGCTGGGTCCAGTCGATCGGGGCGGGCTCGAGCGCCGCCGTGGCGCGCTCTGGCTTCGGCCCGAGGTTGATCGTGACGGGCGCCAGCGGCTCTGGGCGGAAGCGCTCAGCCCCCTGCACCATCCGCGGGATCTCGTTGTACCGCGCCTGCCAGCGCTCGAGCTCGGCGCCCGAGCTCGGACGGGCAGCTTCCATGAGACCGCGCAGGTGATTGACGACTGCGCCGCCCGACGCGCCCGAGGCGACGAGCTTCGCCGAGAGCTTGATCAGCGGGTCGTGGTAACTTTCGCCGCTCAGGATGCTGTGAATGAGCGACGCATTCTCCGCATCGCTCGGCGTGTCGGTCGCGCGTGGCGCCGGGGCTGACACCCTCGAGCGCACCGCGTCCAGGTCGAGCCCGAAGACGCCGAGGGCGTCCTCGAGCGTGTATCGATTGCCGGGGTGCCAAGCCTTGAGCTGCACCGGCGTGTTGCGCCCGCTCTTGCCGTTCGTGCCGGCCGGCAGCCGGCAGTACCGCACCGCGTTGTTGCCTGAGCTGTCGGCGCGGATCAGACGCGCGTCCGCCATCGCCTGCATCACCGCGTCGATCAGCGCAACATCACGCGTCGCCGGGTCGTCCGCATCGAGCAGCACGCCGATCTGGTGATTCGATGGCGAGGTCTCGATGACGAACGAGGGCGTGCCGTTGAGCTCACCGGGATCGGCGTCGTCCGCGACAAGCGCTGCGAGCGAATCGAACGCGCTCTTGCTCCGGCGTGGCCGTCCATCACCGAGCGCGAGGCGCGCCACCGAGTAATAAGTGTTGTCCTCGACGCGCCGGTCGATCATCAGTTGTTGGTTCGGCGTGCCGAGGTAGGCCTGCCCCGCCCAGGCGTCTGGCGTGACCGCGTTCGGATCGCCACGAAACGCTGCGATCCAGCCGTGCTGGCCGGCGCCGAGCGGGCCGTAAACGGCCGACAGAAATTCGGAGTTACTCACCATCCCCGCCCCCGCGCCGGTTACTTGATGATCACGAAGTCGCGCAGCTGGAGCTTGATGCGTTCCTTTTTGCAGTGCGCCAAGATGGTCGCCCAATGCCGCTGCGGAACATGCCCGCCCGTGCCGCGCTTCGATGCCGGCATCATCCAGCGACAGACTGCACTCGGATTCAGTTGCACGATGCGCGCAGTCGCGCGGACTCCGCCCAGTTTTTGAACGACTTCGCGCGCCGGGGATAGCTGGCTCATTTTCTGCTCTGGTGTTCTGTTAAGTTGCAGGGACGCGGCCGAAGGTGCTTTAATGTTGCGGGATTGTCAACACCCCGCCAACATTGCAACGAGGCAAACATGAAACAGCAACGTGTTAACACTGCGTGGTTCAAAGATCGCCTGGCGGAGCGCGATCTTTCGATGCGGCGGCTCGCCAAGCTGCTCGAGCTTGACCCGAGCGCTGTCTCGCTGATGCTGCGAGGCAAGCGAGTAATGACCGCCGACGAGGCCAACCGGATCAGCGGCCTGCTCACGATCCCTGTGACCGAGGTGCTTGCGCAGGCGGGCATTCAGATCGACGACGACGCACGGCATCTGCCGATCAAAGCATATGTCGACGCGCGCGGCGTGCTGACGCCGCTGACATCAAAGAATCCTAGGCGAATTGCAGCCCCGCGTGACGTGCCCGCGAACGGACTCGCGATCCAGATCCGCGCGCCCGAGCTGCAGATGGACGGATGGGTGATTTTCGCAGGAGCGTTCGATTTACGCGTCACGGCACTGATCGATCGGCTTTGCGTGATCGAGATCCAGAGCGACGGCCATATGGTCGGCACGTTGAAGCGCGGCTACGACGACGAGCGATTCAACCTGGTGCCGTTCACCGGCGCGGCGGTGTCAGCCAACGTTGCGGTCAAGGCTGCCGCCCCGGTGCTGTGGATTCGGCCGGTCTGATCCGGCCCTTTGCCATAACTGTTGCGATCTTCTCAACGTGCTGCTATCTTCCAACGCGCCCCCACCACGGAGCTCAAACCAATGAACCTCGAAACACTCGCCGCGGATTGGCTTGCCGCGAAGCGTGCAGAAAACGAAGCCAACACCCGCCGGCTGCAGATCGAGCAGGACATGCTCAAGCTGGCGCCCGCCCTCGAAGAGGGCTCGCAGTCGACCATCCTGACGAACGGCTGGAAGTTCAAGACGACCGGCAAGCTCAGCTACAAGGCCGACGTCGACAAGCTGCTGGCCCTCACGGCCGCGTGGCCTGAGAAGCCGGTGAAGACGAAGGTCGAGGCGGACGAGTCGCTGCTCAAGGCGATCCGCACCGATCGGCCGGATCTTTGGCGCCAGATCGCGCCCGCGATCACGGTGAAGCCCGCGAAGACGTACATCGTCGTCGAGGAGGTGTCCAGTGGCGTTTGACTTAAAGTCGATCAAGAAGAACACCGCCCTGTCGGCGCCGCGCGTCCTGGTCTATGGCGTCGAGGGTATCGGCAAGTCGACGTTCGCCGCCGGCGCGCCCGCGCCGATCTTCATCCAGACCGAGGACGGTCTCGGGTCTCTCGAGGTCGACCACTTCCCGGTCGCGCAGAAATCCGCCGACGTGCTGGATGCGATCGCGGCATTACATGAACCCGGTCACAGTTTTCAAACCGTCGTGATCGATTCGCTCGATTGGCTTGAAACCCTGATCTGGCGTGACATCGAAGCAAAGTACGACGCAAAGGATTTGGCGTACGGAAAAGGATCGATGATAGCCGCCGAAGAGTGGCGCAAGGTGCTGGACGGGCTCAACTCGCTGCGCAACAACCAGGGCATGGCCGTGGTGCTGATCGCGCACTGCGAGATCAAGCGCTTCGACTCGCCAGAGACCGAGCCCTACGATCGGTACCAGCCGAAGCTGCAGGCCCGCTCGAGCGCACTGGTGCGCGAGTGGTGCGATGCGGTGCTGTTCGCCAATTACCGCACGCTCATTAAGAAGGCCGAGGTGGGCTTCAACAAGGAAGTCAGCCGCGGCATCAGCACCGGCGAGCGCCTGCTCTACACGAGCGAGCGGCCGGCCTACATGGCGAAAAACCGTTATGCACTCCCCGAGAGCATCCCGCTCGCGTGGGAGGCGTTCGTCAACGCAATCACGTCAAACTGAGGAACCGACAGTGCCTTCATTTCAATTCGACGCCCAGAACCACGTTGCGCCGCCGGCGCCGGAGCGCAGCCCGTTGCCGCGCGGCTTCTACCAGGTCATGGTGATCGGGTCCGATCTCAAGAGCACGCAGGCCGGCACCGGCCAGTACGTCGAGCTCGTGCTGCAGGTGGTCGACGGCGACCACAGCGGCCGGCGCGTCTGGGATCGGCTCAACGTCAGCAACCCGAACAAGACCGCCGAGGATATCGCCAAGCGCCAGCTGCAGCAGCTGTGCCTGGCGGCCGGCGTCACGAACCTGACCGACACTGAACAGCTGCACGACATCCCCGTGATGGCGGAAATCGACATCGACCGGAAAGACCCGACGCGCAATCGCGTGATGGGCTACGCCGGCATCGCCGGTGCGTCTGGGAAACCTTCTGCCCAGGCCGCGCGGCCCGGTGCCGCCGCATCTCCCCCTGCGGCGAAGCCGGCTGCGCGGCCCTGGGAGCGCCGATAATGGCGCAAGTCCCTGCTTCGCAGCACACAACCGGGGAGGCCATTGTCAAATGGCGTGCGCGAGAGAAGCAGGAACACCGGGAACACCTCGGGGCGTCGTTGATCGGCCACGCGTGCGATCGGCACATCTGGCTGTCTTTCCGCTGGGCGATGACGCCCAGCTGGGACGGCCGGATGCTGCGGCTCTTCGACCGCGGCAAGCGCGAGGAGGCGGTCGTCGCCGAGGAGCTGCGAGGCATCGGCGTCGATCTGCACACGCACGACGGCGACAAGCAGATCGAGTGCCGTGACGAGTCGGGGCATTTCGGCGGCAGCGTCGACGGTATCGGCCGTGGCTTCCCCGAGGCGCCCAAGACCTGGGCGATCCTCGAGGTGAAGACGCACAGCGCGAAGAGCTTTACAGACCTCAAGAAGGTCGGCGTCGCCGAGAGCAAGCCGCAGCACTACGCGCAGATGCAGTCCTACATGGGGCTGCTGAAGCTCGAGCGCGCGATGTACCTCGCGGTGAACAAAGACAACGACGAGCTCTACACCGAGTGGGTGCACTTCGACGAGGACGCGTTCAAGGCGATGCAGGAGCGTGCCCGGCGCATCATTGACTCGAAGACCCCACCGGCGAAGCTCTCCGAAGATCCGGCGCACTGGCAGTGCAAGGGGTGCCCGTTCTTCTCAGTCTGTCACGAGCAGAAGGTGGCCGAGGTGAGCTGCCGCACCTGTTGCCACGCGACCCCCGTTGCGGCCGGCGCATGGCATTGCGACGTTCACGGCACCGTGCGCAACAAGGGTGAGCAGCGCAGCGCCTGTGAGCAGCACCTGTTCATCCCCGACCTCGTGCCCTTCGGCGAGGCGGTGGATGGCGGGGTCGCGCACATCGAGTACCGGCACCGGGAGACCGGCAAGACGTTCATCAACGGCGTTAGCGGCTACTCGAGCAAGGAGCTCTCCGCGTCGGCGGCCGGCACCGTGACCGAGCCGATCGTCGAGGCGATGCGGGCGACGTTCAACGCCAAGGTCGTCGCGAGCAAGCCGCGGCGCGGCAAGCGCGACCTGTCGAACCTGCCGCCGGCCGAGGCCTACGACCACGACTTCAACGACCCGATCCCGTTTTGAGGTGATTGCATGATCGTCAAGGAATATGACGTCGTCGAGCGGCCACAGCACTACGACCGCGGCGCCATCGAGTGCATCGATGCGATCAAGGCGCAGCTGACGCCAGACGAGTGGCGCGGGTACCTGCGCGGGCAGATTGCCAAGTACAACTGGCGCCTGGGCATGAAAGACGACCCGAAGGTCGACGCGGGCAAGCTGCTCTGGTACGCCTCGCTGCTTGCGGGGAGAGATCCGCGTGAGAATCGATAAACCCGGCCAGGCGCATCCCTGGCGCAGCAAGTGGAGCACAGAGCATGGGCGGACGGATGTCACGAAACAAGGGAGCGGCGGCGGAGCGGGAGCTGGCGCAGATCCTGAGCGACGAGCTTGGGTTCGGCGTGAAAAGGAAGCTGGGGCAGGCCCGCGATTCGGGCGACGACATCCAAGTCGGTAAGTTCCGTATCGAGGCGAAGCGCCGCGAGACGCTCGCCCTGCCCGCCTGGTGCCGGCAGATCGAGGAGCACTGCCAGCCGGGAGAGGTGCCCATCGTGGCCTACCGGCAGAACGGCCAGCCCTGGCGGGTCGTGCTCAAGCTCGGGGACTTCCTGCCGCTCCTGCGAGGCGAGTTGACGGATGCCTGAAGTGTTGCGAGAATCTCAACAGCCAGTGCTGACAACACTGGTTGACGCGGCGGGGCAGCTCGGTGTTAGCGTGAAGACGCTCCGCCGGCTGGTCGACCGGGGCGAGGTGCCGGCCTACAGGTTCGGCACCGCGATCCGAGTCAACGTCGCGGAGATTCTCGAAGCAACCAAACAGGAGCCCCGCAAACCATGTCCATCTTCAAACGAGGCAAGACGTTCTACATCGACATCGCTCTCGCCGGCGGGCGGCGATTCAAGCAGTCTGCTCAGACTGCTGATCGCAAAGCAGCGCAGGAGCTGCACGACCAATTGAAGGCGCAGCTCTGGCGCCAGGCCAAGCTCGGCGAGAAGCAACCGCGCTCGCTCAACGAGGCGGCCGAGCGCTGGCTTGCCGAGCACAAGACCGACGGCGCCATCCGCGACTACACCCACCACCTCGCCTTCTGGTGCGCGCGTGCCGAGGGCATGGCCCTCACCGACATCACCCGCGCCTGGGCGGCCGAGCAGATCGAGGGGCTCATCACGCGCAAGGGCACGCCGGCGAGCAACGGCACCCGCAACAACTACGTCATCACCCTGCGCAGCGTGCTCTCGACCGCGTGCAAGGAGTGGGAGTGGATCGACCAGGTGCCGACCTTCCGCACCTACGGCGACAAGCGCGAGGCGAGCAAGATGCTGATCGCGACCCCCGCCCAGGCGAAGGCGCTGCTCGAGGTGCTGCCGCCCCAGCTGCGCGCGGCGGTCGGGTTTGCCTTCATGACCGGCCTGCGCAAGTCGAACGTGTTCGGGTTGACCTGGGATCGCGTGGATCTCGCCCGCGGCGTCTGCTGGGTGCAGCCGATCGACACGAAGGCCGGGAATCTCATCGTCTGCCCGATCAACAGCGCCGCCCGAGCGCTCCTCGAGCAGCAGCCGCGGGTGGCGGGCGAGAGCCGGGTGTTCCCGGTTGAGCCGCCCTGCTTCCACCAGTGGCGCCGGTACACGAAGCGCGCCGGGTTACCCGAGGGGTTCCGGTTTCACGACATCAGGCACACCTTCGCGAGCTGGGCGGCGATGGACGGGGTCGATCGCAAGACGCTGCAGGACATGGGCGGCTGGAAGACGCCGGCGATGATCGACAACTACGTCCACCTGCCGGTCGATCACCTGGTCAATGCGGCGGAGCGCCTGGCTACGCGCCTGCACTGACCGAACGACTTACGTCCCATTTACGTCCCAGTCGGATTTTCAGGAGCAGTCCGAACCGGCGTAAGTCGTTGATTTAGTTGGTAGCGGGGGCAGGATTTGAACCTGCGACCTTCGGGTTATGAGGATGACACAGAACTGTGCGAAAACCGCAAGTTGCTGATTTTCCTTGGACTACGATGGACCCCGTTACCCGCTTTTCCCCTGATTCACGTCCCATTTACGTCCCAACCTTCCTGCCGCGGAACCACGCCGCGCCGTCGTGCACCACGACGAGCTCGGGCTGCAGCAGCTTGCCGCCGTGGAAGGTTAGCACGGCGAAGCCTGACGCCCAGTTGAGCGGCCCGGCCTCCGTATAGCCGAACTGAGGGCCGTTCGGCTCGGCGAGGGTGCCAGTATCCACCCCGTAGCGCCGGCCCCTGTAATCGCCCCAGGGTGTCACCTGGAGCTTGTGCAGGTGCCCGTGCACATAGTGGACGCCAGATCGCAGCGTGCTGTTGTACGCGGAGTGCACGCCGCCGCTCACCGGCCGGTGCCGGATCGTCGTCCAGGCATCGCTGCTCTGGTTGACGTGCAACGCCCAGCCGGCTCGCCACCGCGGCAGGTAGTCGATCAAAGTGGATCCGGTCATTTCCTCGAGGTCCGGCGCGTGCGCGCTGAGGTAGTTCTCGAATCTGGCGTCGTGGTTGCCGATCGTGCGGATGAGCTGCGCCATGCCGGCCGCCCGCTCGAGCTCGGCGCACCGATCCTGCACGGCGGCGATCTCGTCCTTCAGCTCGGGCAGCTTCTCCCACATGATCCGCGCGTGCCGGCTCACTCGTGCCCCGTCGAGCACGTCGCCGTTCAGCACGACCGCTTCCGGCTTGAGCTGCTTGGCGAGCTTGCACAGCGCCTGGTGCGCGACCGTGACGACGCCCGGCCAGTAATGGCAGTCGCTCGCGACCAGCACCACGCCGTCGGTGATTTCGAGCGCCATGTCTCGCTCGTATTTGCGCGCTCGGTCGCGTGCGGTCTGCGTCAGTCGCCTGGCGGTCGCGTTGGTGTCACCCTCCGCGGTCGGGTTTTGCCCAACGTCAGATTCCAGCGAGATCCCGAGTTTCATCTCGATTCGGCGCCGGCGGTCGTAGACGTTGCGCTGACTCAGCTGCAGATGCTTTGCCACCTTGATCGGCGACCGGAGCCGCCGCCACGTTTCGATGAATTCATCGTTGTCGATCATTTTCGGCATGGGTCATGTCTCGCGGGTGATCTTTACGCCGAGCGCGGTTCTGCGCCGGCGTGTTTCGACGTCGTCTCGCATCGCACGCCACTCGAGGTGACCGTCAACGAGCCGGATTTCTTCCTTATGGACAAGTGCGCAGTCGCAGCACTCCGTGTGGGTGTACCCGCGGATGCGGTACCACTTGCCGTCCTCGATCTGCACGACGCTCATCTTTCGCTTTCGACTCACAGCAGTGTTGCCTCCGCTTGTCTCCTGCGCACGAGGCCGGGCAGCACCCGCCCGCCGCCGCGCGTCCAGCGCATGAGCTGCTCGCGCGCGCCATCCCAGTCGCCCTGGTTGATCCGCCGGCGCAGCGTGCTCGTCTGCAGCCGGCCTGCGCCGAGGTTGTAAGTGAAGTCCACGATCGCGTTCAGGGCCGCCGGATGCGCCACCAGCGGCGGGCAGAGACGCAGCACGGCCGGCAGGAACTCCCCCTGCAGCTGCGCCGCCAATAGAGCCTCTGCGTCGGCCTTGGTGATGGGGGCGTCGTCGAGCGTCACCCGCCGGCCGTCGGGGTACCGCGTGCTGCCGTACCCGATCGTCGGGACGCCGGCCGGGCAGATGTATGGGCGCGAGCGAAACCCCTCGAACTCTTTGCAGAGCCGAGTGGCGATCGCCAAGTCCATCAAAGACCCCTGCGTGCCAGCGTGCGATCGAGGAACCAGTAGTTGAGCGTGCCGGCGACGAGCGCCGCGAAGTCGGTCGACATCATCGTCACGAAGACCGTCTTCGCATCTGCACCGGACGCCCATGCGTTCCACGCGTACCAGAGGTGCACGAACGACCAGATCCCGAGCACCCAGTAGGTGACGACCGGGCGCACGCTCGCGGACAGGCTGGCGACCCATCCGCCCGCGGCCTTGGTCATCTCGGTCTGCTGCTCGATCGCCGACTTGAACGCATCGATCACGCCGACATCGAGGTCGGCCTGGTGCTGCGCGCCGATCTCCGAGAGTTTCTGCTGGCCTCGCTGTTCCTCGAGCTTGCATTGCCGGTCGAACATCGCGAGCTCATGTTGCCGTTCGCTCTTGCGATCGAAAGCCTTCAGGAACTCGGGCACGAGGCGGAACACGCCGCCCAGCACACTGCCGACGACGCCGCCGCCCAGGATGTCGATCATTTGATCAACTCCTTGCCGCTCGCCCACATGATCGCGGCGACGACGACGACGCCGACCGCCCAGAAGATCTTGTGCGCGACCGACTTGCCGATCTCCTGATACACCTTCTGCAGCGCTTTCTCGGCAGCCCGCTCGGCAATGTGCTCGATCTCTGCTTCGGTGAGCTTGTCGCTCACGGCCGTTCCTCCTCGGCCACCGGCGCGGTCAGGATCGTGGCCGCGCGCTCGTCCGTGAGCAGGTCGAGCGCCGCGAGCTGCTGCACGCCCGCGATCGTGCGCGCGTCCGCGAGGTTGACCTGCGTCACCATGGCGAATGTCTCGACCCACGCCTGCACAGCAATTTCGGTTTTCGCGGCTGCGAGAATGCCGACGTACTCCTGATCCGTGAGGCGGAATCGAAAGGCCAGCTTCGTGATGACCGGCGGGCGCGAATCGACGACCGGAGGCGGCGGCGAGAACGCGCCGTCGCTGTACGTCCAGCCCGGCCCCGGCTGCGGGTCGATGCCGTCGAGGTCGATCCACGTCCCGTCCGTCGAGAGCGGTGCGTCTGCGAGCGCGATGCAGTCCACGATCTCGCCTTTCACGATTGCGAATTTCTTTGACATGTCACGACCTCAAAAGTAGAAGCGCAGGACCGCGAAGCCGTTGCCGCCGGAGCCGCCGGTGTTGTTACTCCAAGCGCCGCCGCCACCGCCGCCACCGTTGCCGCCGTTTGCGCCGTTGTTGCCAGTTGCGTTTGCCCCTGCTGCAAGCAAACCGCCGCCGCCGCCGCCGCCGCCAACTCCGGAGGATGTCCCGCCCGCAAACCCGGTAGAGCCCCAGATTGAGACGGAAGCCAGCGAACCGCCCGTACCGTTACCGTTTCCAGAACCGCCACCGCCGCCGCCAAATACGCCGACTGATGCGCTCCCTGTGCTTCCTGCGCCACCGCCGCCACCGCCGTTCCCTGGAAGCGTCGTGACATTAACGCCGCCGCCTATTACTCCACCGCAACCACCGCCACCGCCGCCAAGCGAACCATGTGCGCCGTTGGTGGAATTGTTGCCCGCGCCGCCCGTACCAGCGCCCGCAACAATGGACGCTGCGCCTGCAACGCTTGCTTGCCACGAGCGACCATCCGACGGATACGCTGACCACAGCACGCGCCCGATCGACGGAGCGCCGCCCATGCCGCCGGGACCGTTGCTGGTGCCGCAGCCGCCGCCGCCGCCGCCGCCCGAGCGGCCTGCCTGCCCGCTAGTCGTGGACCCGCCCCCGCCCCCGCCCCCGCCGCCGACCTCGGCGTATCGCGTGCCGCCCGACGAAATCGAAGTCGGCGAGCCGTTCGCGCCGGGATCGCCGCCCGCGCCACCCGCGCCGATGACAACCTGAAGCGGCTGGCCGGTGACAGGAATTTCAATGATTGCAGCGCCGCCGAAGCCGCCGCCGCCGCCGCCAGACGTACCAACAGCCCCAACCCCACCACCTCCACCGCCGCCCACGAGCAGCGCCTCGATGCGCTTGACGCCGGCCGGCACGGGTACGGTGCGCGACGTGGAGATGACGCCGGACTGGACGAATCGCGAGACCGAATCGCTCACGGTGCCGGGGATGCCGGCGAAGGTACCGGGGTTCATCAGAAGTCCCCTGCGCGGGTCACGAGCACGTTGAAGGTTTCGCCGTTGTTGGTCGACGCGCGGAGCGACCAGCCGTTCGGCAGCACGATCGCCTGGTTGAGCAGCGTCGTGCTCCACGCCTCAACCGTCGTCGACGGCGTGACTGCGGTCACGAGGTTTTCGGCGAGCAGACGCGCGTTGGTCCCGTCGTGGACGAAAAGCCGCACGACGCCGGCAGTCGTGGTGCCGGTGGCCTGAATCTTGATGTCGTCGATCCGCGAGCCCGAGCTGCCCGCCGTGAAGATCGTGGCAAGCGTGCCGGTTCCGTCGCGGTTCGTGTTGGCGACGGAGACCTGACCGACCGCAGCGCGGGGCGTGGATGCGTACTGTGCTTGAACTGCCATGATGAACTCCTCAAACAATTCCGAATGCTTGGACGATGAAATCTGGCGCGCCGCCGCTCGATTGCGTCAGCTCAGCCCAGCCGTAGGTCGCGTCGACGTATTGCAGCTGCGTGGCGCTTTGCGACAGCGTCATGTTCGCTGCAATGCCCTTGATGTTTCGGCCGTTGCGGTCGATCACGTTGTCGGTGCGGCCGTTCGCCGACGTGACCCAGACGACATCACCCACGGCAGGTGATGCAGGCAGCGTGACGGTCGTGGACGCGGCGTTCGTGAGGGCGTAGTTGAAGCCGGTTGCTGCAAGCTGCGACGTGCCAGAGACGACGAGCAGCGTCGGCAGGCCCGTCGAGCTCGCCGCCGCGAGCGTGATGCTGCCTGCGCCGTTGCTGATCGAGATGCCAGCGCCAGCGGTCAAATTGGCTGCCGTGTAGGTCGCGCCGTTACCGATCAGCACCTGGCCGTTGGTCGGCACTGCCGTTGCGCCCGTGCCGCCATTTGCCGGCGCCACCACGCCGCTCACATTGGTCGCGGTGCCTGTGACGTTGCCGACAACCCCGCCCGACGCGGTGATCGCGCCGGTGACGCCGAGCGTGCCGCCGATCGTGGCGTTGCTGTCGACAGTCAGCGAGCGGCCCGTGGGAATGAACACGCCGTTGACCGTGAACCGCACGATCTGAGTGCCAAGCACCGACACGCCCAGCTCACCGCTACCGACGCGATAGAGCCCCGTCGATGTCTCGTTCAGCCACGCCACGCCGGGGGCGCCAGCATTGCCATCCGCAAGCCGGAACGGCGCGGTCATGCCGCCCTGGCCGCTGCGCGACAGCGAATCGCTCAGCGCATCGGCGACGTCCTCCATCGTGTCATTGGCCCAGTCGGCCTCGATGATGGTGCCGGCCGACACCGGGTTCCCGGTCGGCAGCGTGTAGGTACCTGCTCCGTTTCTTGGCATCTTTCTCTCCTACTGCGACGCGGCCGCAGACGACCCGCGCAGAATCCTCAACAACGCATCCTGTTCCGCCGTCAGCGGCTGCCCCGAGCGCTCGATCTGCTCGAGGATTCGGCGCAGCTCCTGCGGGTTCTGCAGCGCATTGGCGAGCGCCTGATCTCGCTGCGTGTTCGCGAACGCGCGCAGTGCGTCGATGCCGCCACGCGCGACGATCGAGCCCGGCGTGCCGGCGACGCCGCCGATCACGTCGGCTGCCTGCCCCGCTGCCGCGGCGGCAATCGTGTCGCTCGCAGTGTTGCTGCCGCCACCTGCCGTCGCGGTTCTCGCAACACGCTGGGTAATGTTTTGCCGGCGCAAGGCCTCGAGGACGGCGCGCAGCCGGGACTGCGCAGCATTCGAGAGCTGCACGTTGCCGGCGCGATCGGCGCCGCGATTGATCGCACGGCCGAGCCCCGCCTCGGTGATCTTCGGAACATCGCCCGCGGCGTCCGCGGACACGCCGAGCACGCGGCCGGTGTTGCGGTCGTAGACCGAGTCGCGCACCCGCCCCGCGGCCTTGCTCTGATCGACCAGGCGAGATCCGCTCGCGTAGTCGTTGACAACCTGCTGCCACTTTCCGTCAGTCGCGCGGTTCAGAATGTAGTCGAGCTGCTCCATCACCTGCAGCCGCATCGGCGAGCTGCGCGGCGCGGCCGTGAACGCGTTGGGGTTCATCGGGCTGAACTTGGCACTGAGGTTGGCGCGGATCTGCTGCAGGTGCGCCGGCGTGTAGGCCGAGCCCGACGCCGACACCCGGTCAATGTCGTCGGCAATCGCTTGCATCATCGACCGCACCTGCGGGTTCGACGCCTCTGGGAGCCGCATGGCTTCGTCGAGGTCGCCGCGGAACGCCGCGATGTCCGACCCGAACTTGCTCATGTTGCTCGCCTCATCGGCGCGCGCGAAGTTGCGGTCCCACCGCTTCGATCGGGCGGTCTGCCGCGGCCCAAGCATGTCCGCGTCGCGCGTCGCGCGGTCGAACTCGCCGGCCACCGCCCTCGCCTGGTTCTGGTCGAAGTCGTACCAGTTGCCGGCGTTAAGGGTGCGGCTGCCGCGCTCAAGGCGCGCGAGGTCGGCGCTGTCGAGCTGGGCGGCGGTCGTGAGCGGGATACGCCCCTGCGGCCTGAGCCCACGCAGCTGAGAAAGGGTGCGCGAGAGCACGCCCTGCCGGGTCGCCTGGTCGGCGCCCTCGCCCGCCATCTCACGCACGACCTGCTCCGCAGCGCGCTCCCCGCCGCCGCCGGCCGTCGCCATGCGTCGGACCTGATTCACGCCGAACCCGGCCGCCGGGAGCGCTGCGCCGAACGCGGCCCCCTCGAGGGCGTTGTTAAAAGCGCTCTCGCCCTCGACAGTCGGCCGCAGGGAGCCATACAGGCCGCCAGAGAGGACGGCATCGCCGACTAGGCCTGCCGTACCCAGCTTCGCCGTCGTCGTCGCAGCGGGCGCCATAGCGCGCCCTGTGCGCAGCGCCTGATAGGCGCGGGGGAGAGCAGTACCGGCGCGCATCGCGGTGTTCGCAAACGCGCCGGCGGGGACCGCCAGCGTCGGCACGACGTTGCCCGCCACCTGCAGGGCGCCGCCGCCCGTGGTGTTCTCGGCGAGCGTCTCGGCCACGGCGCGCTCGTCGGCGGCACGGCGCTTGAGCTCTGCGCCCCTCTTGTCGCTGCCGAACAGGTCGTTGAAGCGCTGCTGGGCGCCCGTGACGAGCTCGGCGGTGCCGGCTCCGTAGTTCTCGACGGCCCGGCGCAGCCAGGACGATTCCTTCGCCCGGCCGCCCGCCATGCTGCGCATCGTGTTGCGGCGCCACTCGTCGGTCAGCTTCGGCGCGTCGTGCTGCTGCAGCATCCTGCGCAGCTCGTCCTGGGTGATGCCGTCAGGCACCCCCTCGACGATGGTGCCGTCAGGCATGACGACATCAACGGGCATTGGTGAGATCCTCGAATCGAACGCGGCGGTTGCCGCCGGCCGGCGTGCCGCCGCGATAGGCCGGGTTCACGATGACGCCGGCGGGGTCGAGGCCACGAGCCCGTGCGAGCTCCGTGTACTGACCCGCGGTCGACGTCAGCTTGGCCTCTGCCGCACGCTGATAGAGCTGCGCGAGGCTGTTGATCTGCTGAATGGCGACATCGTTCAGCGGCTCGCCGCGCAGGATGTTGTTGATCAGGTTCTGCGCGCGCCCCTCCAACCCCTGCGCCTTGATCACGCGGTCGAATTCGCCCTCGCGGACCACCGAGCCGGGATCGAGGAACTTGTTCAGCAGGATCACCAGCGACTGCTGCGTGATGGCATCCGGCCTCGAGCCGGGCGGTGTCGCGGAGACGATCTCGGTGATCTTGCGCGTCGCGCCAAGCTCAGACTGCAGATCCTTCGTGGCGTTGTCGAAGTCGTTGCGCAGCTTGTCCTCGGCGCGCCAGGTGCGCGCGTCGTCGGCGCTGTTGCTGCCGCGCGCGCCGGCCAGTGCCATGCGCAGGACCGAGTTGTCTTCGCGCGCCTGGCGCTTGTCGTCGAGGCCCATCTCGAACTGCCCGAGCTGCATCAGTCGAGCTGCTTCGCGCTCGCGGCTCGCAGACGGGTCTTTCAGCACCTGACCGTCGGGGGTAATCGTCGCACTGCCAACCTTCATCGGCTCACGCGCGGCCATCGCGCGCTTCAAGAACTGGCCCTGCACGCCTTCAAAACGCGGGCCCGCGTACTGGGCGGCGAGCGCATTCAGCATCGACGCACCGCCCTCGTCCGCCCTCGAGCGAGCGTAGGCCTGCGCCTGGGAGAAATCGTCCTCCTGCCCGTACAGGTCAAGCGCTTTGCGGATATTGTCCTCGCCAGGCTGCACGGTGCTCGTGATCGTGCCGCCAGCGCTTTTCTGTCGCGCGCGCGGCAAGAGCGATCGCCGCTTGCGCTCGATCTCTTCCGGCGTCTCAACAATCGCGCCGGCTGCCAGCATTTCTTCGTAGAAGCCCATGATCCCTCCGATCAGTACATGGTCTCTTCGTCGTCGTAGGGACGTTTGCCGCCCTGCAGCGGAGTCACCGGCCGCGAAGCACGCAGCATTTCGAGCGCCGCCTTCTGGCGCGTGTTGAAGTCCTTCATGCCGGCGTCGACCTTGCCCTGCCCCTTGCGGGCCATGAAGGCCTGACCGAGCTGAGCCGCGCCCTGGGCGATCGACGGCGCGACATAGACACGCCCCGCCATCTGCCCCTGCATCGGCTGCATCGACTGCTGGCGCAGCGCATCGACCATCGCCGCCTTGCGCGCAAGCTCTTCCTCTTCAGGACGCATCGCGCCCATCTGAAGGAGGTACTCGAACATCTTCGACTCATCCATGTTTCACCTCACAGCGCGCTGTAGTTCACGGTCAAGAACCCGCTCGGGTGGCGCTTCACCAGATCCGGCCGCACCGTCGCGAGCTCCTGCGCGATCACGCCGCGCTGCCGGTAGCCCGCCATGTCGAAGTCGTAGATGCCGACGCCTGTGGCGTGCGTGCCGACGCGCTTCAGCCGGCGCTTCAGCCGGCGGTCGGAGAACGCGAACGGGTTACCGAGCGCCGCGCTGCCGAGGCTGAACAGGCCGCTCATCGTGTTGCCCAAGGCGGCATTCTTCGCGTTCTGAGCATCGAGCGCTGACTGGTACTGCATGTTGGCAGCGTTGAGCAGCTGCGGCGTCTCTGCGACTCCAGCGCGCTGGAACTGCGGCATCTGCGGCATTCCGACCTGCTGCCCAGTTAAGAGCGCGTTCATCTCGTTGAGCGGCATCCCGCGCGCGAGCTGCTGCTCGGCGATCGCCTGCTGGCGCAGCCGGTTCTGCTGGTCGGCGAACTGCTGCTGCATGTTCCACTGCTGGCCGAGCGCGGCGTTGTCGGCCTGCTGCCGAGCGATGTCGAGCGCCGACGCCTGCCCCAGCGACTGGTTTCGGAACTGGCCGCCGGCGAGCTCCTGCGCGAACTGCTGCTGGCCGGTGTTGTTGTACAGGTCGGCGAGCCCCATCTGCTGGTTGAACAGCTGGTTCTGCGCCTGATTGGCGAACTGGCCGGCAGCGAGCTGCTGGTTGAAAGCCTGCGCCGACGCATCATTTGCCAGGCGCGCATTCGTCACGTCCTGCTGGAACTGCTGCCCGCGAGCCGCGTTCGCAGACTGCAGCGCGCCTGTGTTCTGGTTGAACGCCTGGCCGGTCGCCTGGTTGGCAAAGTTGTTCGCGGTCAGGTTCTGGTTGAATGCCTGGTTGGCTGCGGAGTTCGCAAAGTTGCCGGCCCCGAGATCCTCGTTGAACGCCTGCTGCCGAGAGCCCATCTGCATCCCGAACAGCCGCTGCGCCTCGTTGCCCGCGATGTCGAGCGCGTTGTACCGCTCGGAGGCCTGTCGGCCGGAGAGATCATCCATCGCGCGCTTGTAGGCCTCGCTGCCGCGCTCGAACCCCTGATTGGCGAGCTGCGTCTCGAGATTGGCCTGCTGCATCTGGTGCACAGGCAGCATTCGGCCGACGAGGTCGGTCGCGATCGAGTCGCGATAAGAGGCATTGAACGAGGGCAGCGCCGGGTTGTCTCCCATGTTCAGCGAGCGCTGCAGTGACTCGGTCGGCGTCGACCGGCGCAGCTCGCTGATCATCGGATCGAAGTTCGTGGCGAGCGCTTGGCTGCCGACCCCGTAGGACATGTTCGCCGTCTGCGGCGTCACACTCGTCTGCGGGCCTTGCATGTCAAACCCGCGAACAACGCTCGAGGGGTTGACCGTCGTCGACAAGCCAGGCGAGTAGTCGGCAATGCCAGACGCCACTTGCCCCGCCGTGCCGCCAGACGTCAGCGACGGCAAGTTCTGCCAGTCGAACGGCTGCGAATATGCGTCGCCCACGCGCCCCATGAATCCCTGAGCGAGGTTGCTGCGGTCCTGCTGGAGTCCGATCTGTGAGTCCAGGGCAGACTTGAGCTCCGGTGCGAGTGTGGTGTTCTGAGTCCACTGCGTCACCGCTTGCCCAGTCGCCGGGTCAGTCGTCGCGTTCGTCGTCCAAGACTCGCTACCCCACGGGGTGTTGATGGTCGGACGGTTCGCGAAGTTCTGAACGTTCAGATTTTCCTTCGACGCCTGTGCCTGCGCCATTGCCGCGCCGGTGTAATCCGGCGGCGGCGGTGCCTTGCCCTTGCTCATTGCAACGTCTCCTTCAGGAACCGGCAGTCTTCGCGCCGCAGCTCAAGCAGCACACAGTCGACGGTCTCCGCAATCTTCTTGAAGCCAATCTTCTCGTTGAACCGAATCGCTCGATCAAGGTCGCGCGGCGTCAGTCCGTAGATGGCGCGCACGCCGACGGTGTCGAACGGGTACGACATCACCGCGCGCAGGAACTGCTTGCTCAGCGAGTGCGCAGAGTCGAGCACGACGTGAATGAAGCACGCCGCAGGCGTCCAGCCGTTGAACGCCACCGCGGCGGCAATGGTGCCGTCGTCGCGCAACGCCCCGATCGTCCGCAAGTCGCTCGACCACGGGATCTGCGTCTGCTTCGACATCCACTCCCAGATCACCGGCGGCTCGCCTGCAATGTCAGTCACGAGGCGCATCAAAGCTCCTCCACGCTGACTGCAAACTCGGGGTTTTCCATCATCCTTTTCAGGTAGAGCCACATCAGCACATCGTCACCCGCCCCGCCCCCGCCACCCCCGCCGCCAGCATCACCACTGTCAGGCCCGCCCAGCGCGCTGATCAATTCAGACTCTGGCTCAACTGCCGGCGCTTCCAGCTCTTCGATAGTGATTTCGCCTCTCGATTCAGGCTCAGGATCTTCGAGCAACGGCGGCAACGGGTCAGGCTCGCGCGGCTTGTTGATGACGAACGTCTGAGGGTTCCATTCCGGTGCCAGCAGTTCTTCAACCGTGAGCTGGGTGTCAAGCTCCGGCTCAAGGTCTTGCTGCAACGGCGGCAACGGGTCGGGTTCCCGCGGCTTGTTAACGGTAAAGGTTTGAGGATTCCATTCGGGCGCAAGGAGCTCTTCAACCGTGATTTGAGTGTCAGGGTCAGGCTCCGGCTCGGGCGCGGGCAGCGGCGGTAGCGGATCAGGCTCCCGCGGTTTGTTGACGACAAACGTCTGAGGGTTCCATTCCGGCGCAAGGAGCTCTTCCACCGTGATCTGCGTGTCAGGCTCGGACGCGGGTAGCGGCGGTAGCGGGTCGGGCTCCCGCGGCTTGTTGATGACAAACGTCTGCGGATTCCATTCCGGCGGCAGCAGCTCTTCAACCGTGATTTGGGTGTCAGGCTCGGACGCAGGCGGCGGCGGCGCGACGTCGGGTTCCTTGATGAGCTTCTTGGACTCCGGCAACGGCACGAACTCGTCGTTGATCAGCTCCTCGATCGAGATGCTGACATCAGGCTCCGGCAGAGCCACCTCGGTCGGCTCATACGGTGCAAACTCGACCGGCAGCGGCTTGATTTCGGCAGGCGAGAACCACTGCGGGGCCGGCTCGTCAACGGTCGGAACTTGCGGCGGCTGCCAAGGCGGCTGCCAAGGTGGCAGTGACGGCGGGGCAGCCTCAGGCGGCGTGACCGACGGCGGCGTGATCGGCGGGGGCGCGACCGGCGGCGGAGACGGAGGCGAAGACGGAGGCGGCGAAGTCGGAGTCGACACGGCCGAAGCCGCCCTGCGCATCCACGGGAAGCTCAGCGCTTGCGGAGCTCCTGGCATCGTCACGCCGCCTGTCGTGTTGCCACGCAGCGCCGCGATCAACGGATTGCCAACCGTTTCTGCCATCACATCACCCCGCCCATTTCACTCAAAACGTGGAACGACGCGAACGTCGTTGTGCCGCCCAGGCCACGGACGCGCATCCGCAGCGATCCGTAGTAGCCGAGGCCGCTCACGCCGAGCCACGTCTCGTAGGTGTTGCTCGAGTAGCCCCACCGAGCCGTGTTCCATGTGTCGTTGTCCCATTCGTCACGCGCTTCAGCAGTAAACGACGGCGCGCCGGCGACTCCGCCGAAGCTGTACTGCGTGTTGAGCCGCACCTTCAGCGACGGCGGCTGGCGCGCGATGAACACCGGCCGAACCATCGTGAATCGCTTGAGCTGCCCCGGCGCGCCGAACGCGTTGAAACAGGTCTGCACCTCGCCATCGACAGCGAAGCCGCCGCTGCCATCGACCGCGACGCCATCCAGCTCGCCAAGGAACCCCTTGGCAACGCGGCGGTCATCCGTCGCGAAGTACAGCTGGCCGTTCAGCATTGCCGTCGCGACCATCGGGATGCCCGTCAACGTGCACCAGGCGCCCGTGTTGATGTTCATCGCGAACTGCTGATAGGTGCCGTCGAGCAGCGGCAGCTTGATGACGAGCACGTCAGAGTTGGGGACGAGGTAAACGTCCCAGGCAACTGCGCTGCGCAGCTCGCTCACGATCGGCGCCAGCACCGTCTGGATCTTCTGGGCGGGGCCGGGCTGGATCTCGCTGAACTGCCCGTTGACGAGTCGAGACATCGGCACGATGCCGAGCTCGGACAGGATCATCACGTCGCCGCCGAAGTTAGTGAAGAACCGGCCGTTGAGCGGCACCGGACCGACGTACCAGACGCCGCGCAGCGCGAACGTCGAGGCGTTCGAGGGGTCGGTGCCCTGCCAGACGCTGACGTCGCCCTGACTGCCGACCGCGACCAGGTAGTCGTCGATGCCGGTGCCAGCGTCCAGCGTCCAGTTGATCACGGCGCGCATCGAGCCACCGTTGCGCATCGTCGCTCCCATCGGGAACTCGGCCGCGGTGCCGGTGATTGCGTTGATCGTCGTGAGGTAGAACACGCTCGAGCTGTTCGCCACCGTGAAGAACACGCGGTTCTTCCAGACCGCCACCGATGTCGGATTAGCGGGCAGGCCGGTCACCGTCTGCTGTGTCCAGCTCGTGCCGTTGTACGTCCAGTAACCCGCGCCGGGGCTCACGGCCAGCAGGAAGTTGCCTGCAGTCGTCGAGAACTGCGCGGTGCTCCACAAATTCGCGGTGCTTCCCGTCGTCGACTGCGACACCGCCGGCGTGGCGGTCGTCACGTCGTAAATGTCGCCGGCCGCGGCGGCAAAGACCTTGCTGCTTGCGGGGTTCGGCGCGTTGTAGCTGAAAACTGAGCCGATATCGTTCGCGAGTGCGGTGCTGGTGTGGTACTGCCAGCCCTTGCGCAGTTCGGCGCCGGTTTGTTTCGGGATGAAGTTGCGCATCACCAGCGCATCCGTCACAGCCATGTTGCTGATCGGGTCGCGATAGTTGAGCCCGCCCACCGGCGCGGGGGAGACGATCAGCTGCGCGCTTTGCGCGGCTGCGGACAGTCGCGGCGACTTGAACTGCTTGATCGGGATCAGCGGCATCAGCTACCGAACCCCGTGTCTGGCGTGTTGCCGAACGGCGTGATGAACGGGAACCGGGACTCGCGCGCCGCCGTCAGGATCGGCGCCCCCTTCTCGTTCCCCTTGCGGTTTTCCATGTTGACGAAAAAGTCGCGCATCGCTGCGCTCGAATCCAGCCCCTTCATCTCGAGCCACTTGGCGCGCGCCAGCAGCGTCATCAGGTGACTGTCGAGCAGAATGACGTCGCCGTTCTTGGTCGCGCGGTTCTTGTAGGTCGTCGTGACATCCTGGTCGCGCACCCATGCGACCGACTGGTAAAAGAACGAGAGGGTCTGGGCGGCCGTGGGTGGCGACAGGATGTAGATCTGGTTGCCGCGCACCTGCCAATAGAACGACAGGGTCGGCAACGTCTGGCGGATGAGCAGCTGCTGCCACATCTGCGGAGAGATGGGGCCGACAGCAGGCCACTGCATCGTCGAGTTCCACTGCGTCTGATCAGTGAACTCGTAGAAGTCCTCGGGAAGGTCGAACCCGCGCTCGGATTCGCCAGGCGTGCTCGCAGACACGCTGATGGTGTGGCGCTTCGTCAGCTCCTGCCAATCGTGGAGCGACAGCATATCGACGCCGGCCAGATTGACAGCCTGCACCATCTGCTGGATTGACGGGTCTTGCGATCCCGCCGGGTCAGACGGGGTCGGGTAGCTCACCAGCGCGGCGACGTTGCGGACGATTGCCGACAGCGAACTTTCGTCGACGAGCTGGAAAGCCACCGCTACCTCACTTCTTCTCGGCCTTCGAGGCCATCATCTTGGTGATCGCTTCGATCTGAGCCTGCAGCTCCTCGATCTTGCTATCACGCGCCTTGAGTTCCTCGTTCATCTTCTCGAGCGGGGCGTTGCCCTTCGCGAGCTCGATGAACGCCTTCGCCGAGCGCTTGTCTTCGTTAAACGAGAAGAACTTCTGCCCGACGTTGTCAGGCGCGCCCGCGAGCTGCTCCACTGTCAGAATGCCGAAGTACTTGTATTCCTCGACCTTGGTCGGGGTCATTTTCGGCAGCGACGCGAGCGGCGTACCTTCGACGGCATTGCCCTGGCCGGCCTTCCACTTCTCGTAGCGCGCAGCGAACCGCGCAGCGTCGAGGTCGTTGACCTGTCGGTCGACGATGTTCAGCTTGTCGCCAGGGACCATGATCTTGATGAAATCGCGGTCCTCGTAAATCGCGCGGCCGGCTTCGGTGCTCTTGCGCGCGTTGATGACGGGCTTGCGATAGAACTGCACGAACAGCTTTCCGTCTTCGGCAATTCGGCTCTCGTCGAGGCCGGGTGCGGTTTGCACCGCGTTCCAATCTGTGGGCACTGTGGCGGGGATGTTCACTGGTTTTTCCTTCTGTGGTTGTGAAAAAGGGACGGTGCGAGAGTGACCCGCACCGCCCCGCTCTGTTGCTGGTTACAGCGTGGTGCCGACGGTGGGATACGAGATGATCGCATCCGAGTTGGTCGCGGCGGAGCCGCCGGTGGCGGTGCCGAGCACGATGCCGAACACGGCCTCCGAACCGGCGGTCGCGTCGTCGTCGAGCGCGCCATCGGTCGAGGTCGTGTTGAGGCGCGTGCCCTTCGCGGCGCTGGCAAGCGTTCGCACGCTGCCCTTGCCGTACACCTGGAACCAGCCGTACTGATTGTCGGCAAGGGCCGCCTGAGCCACGCCCACGCGCGAGCCAAAGCCGGCAGTGCCGGCCGTGGTCGCGGTGACCGAGATCAGCTGAAAGTCGAAGCCGGTCGCCTCGACGCACACATAGCCCAGCCCAGTAACGGCGCCGTTGGCGCGGCCGTAGACGAATTCCTGATAGCCGACGGTCGGGTCGTCGAAGCCGGCGACCGTGCCGAGCCGAAAGGCCGGCACGTCGGTCGCTGCAGTGACCAGCGTCTTGTCAATTCCAATGATCTGACCTGACATGAATGATTCTCCTGAAAAAAGCCTTGATGAGTCGGGGGATCACCCAAACCCATCAAGGCCAGGTGACCCCCACCACGGGGTGTTAGTTCTGGATACGACCCTGGAACTGCGCGCCGCTGCAGGTCAGGTTGCCGGCCCATGCGAGGATCTGGACCTCGGCATCCTGATTGGTCGCGTAGCGCTTGTTGGGCGACAACGAGACCATGTTCCGGTCGCGGTGCGGCCGCATGAACAGGTACTTCGTGTTGAGCATGAAGCCCGTGTTCGCCGGGCAGAACCCGCCGATACCACCGTCCAGCACCACATCCGCGTCCATGAACTTGAGCGTCGGGAACCCGAGGCTGCCAGTCGACGGATCGGTGAAGCGCTGGTTCGCCTGGAGCGACGCCGTGTAGATGCCCCAGTAGTTGGCATCGAGCACGATGAGGTCAGGACGATCCGAGCCACGCACGAGCGACGCCCAGAGAGTGTTGAGACCCGTCTGCATCTGCGCGCCGGTCGGCGGCGGCGTCACGCCGGCAACCGAGAAGTCGTAGAGCTTCGACTGCCAGAACGTCCAGGTGGCGCGATCGATACCACCGTAGGTGCCGGTCGTCGGCGCGGAGGGCACGGCCGCGTTGAGGCCGGTGATTTCCTTGCCACCCGAGCCAGTGCCGTCGCTGTAGATGGACCCGGCCAGCCGGTTCGCCATCGTCGCCTCGGCGACATTGATGCGCGACTCGAGCAGGTCGATGAACGCCTCGCGGCCACTGTTCTGCAGCATTTCGAGGCCAGACATCACGACCGGGCAGGCGAGCTGCTTGATCGTGAACTCGGCCGCCGAGATGACGTCCTGCGCAGCGACAGGCAGCAGGTCGTAGCCCGAGTAGAACCCGGCGTTGCTGTTTTCGGCGAAGGACAGCTCCTGAAGAATGGTCGAGCCGCCCGAGAAGGTCTTCACGTTCCCGCGCTGATTCAGGCGCGAGAGAAGAGCGTTGTTTTTGGTGACGTTGTCGGCGATCTGACGGGTGCGCGACTGAATCGTAGTCGCGACAATGTCAGACACTGAAGCATTTGCGAATGCCATGAATGAAACTCCCACAAGAAAAAATGACCAGGGCTTTCGCCCCACCTTTTCTGTGGCCTACGCGAACCTGTTCAGTCCGGTATGTCGTAGGTGGGCGCTTGCGCGCTCCTCGAGCTTCGGTGGCTGTCGGTGCTTTGGCACACCGGGGGCAATGCTGCCCCCGATGCGTTTATAACATCATCGTGCGTTTGCCGCAATAGCCGCTTCGATCGCACTCCGCACGTCGGTCGCGTCAGTCGATTGCGATGAAAGCGCCGGGCCGCCTGACACCGACACTGCCGCGGCACGGGCGCGCTGCGCAGCGCCCGAAAGCTGCTGGGTGCTTCGAGTCTTGACACGCGCCTGGAGCACCGAGCGCACTCGAGGGTTTGCCAGGCACGCCTGGCGGTAGGCGTCCTGCAACGTGAGCTCGCGACCGCGTCGCTGCGCAACTTCCATGAGATCCGCCATGTCCTCGCGGACATCCTCACCGAACTCGGCCTGCTGCAGGAACTGCTGCACCTCGCCAGACGCCTGCTGCGCTGCGGCCTGCTGCTGGGCGAGCTGCGCCTGCTGGAACTGGGACATGAACTGCTGCACGGGCGCGAGCTGCTGCTGCACGACCTGCTGCAGCTGCGCAGCCTGCGGGTCGACCCGCGGCACCTCGCCAGCGAGTGCTGAGTCAAGCTGCTCGATGAAGGTCTGACCAAACCGGCCGACCCCGAACTGCTTGACCATGCCGGCGACCATCTGCGCGAGCTCAGGCGCGGTGCCCGTGCGCAGCTTGGCGGCGGTCGACATCAGGTTGTCGATCGCCTGAAGCGGGTTGCTGTTCTCCGCGCGGATGAACATCTCATACGGCCGGATCACCTGGTTGAGCTGGTCGGCGAACCGCCGAGCGTCAGCTGTCTCCTGCAGAGTGCGCTGCACTTCCTGCTCACGACGGGCAACCTCGGCCCTGACCGGCTCGGGCAGCTGCGCCCAATGCTCGCGCACGTCGG